CGACGTGCCAAGCGGTGCGTTAGCGTAAACCTCAGCCAATGCGCTTTCCATCGTTTGCAATAGACCAGCCGTCAGACGCGCCCGCCGCAATGGTGACTGCCCCACGTAGGGCATACCCATATCGCAGCCAATCCGCAGGTGCAGCACCTCGCCCGCAAGTGCCGTTTGTGATTTGCCTCCGCCCGTGTCAGCAATGCCGACGCGGTAGGCCGTGGGCCTGCTATAACTTGTCGTCAAATCCCAATCCGAACACGGCAACAACCCGTCGTCACGGATCACAAAGACAGCTTCCCCACGCAACGCCAGAGAGCGCCCAGCAAGCGCCAGCATGGCAGGGGTTAGCATGTCGGTGCCGTCCACATCGGAAAGGCTCAGACCGCCCTCCCAGAGGCTCACGCAGCCTTGCACGGTGCCCGTGAGTTCCGCCACGCCTTCGATCCCGCCGATGTAGTCAGCGCGCGCCGCCATCACTTGGCTGGTGTACCCGGTGCCGCTAGATCTCGTTTCGACTTCGGGTTCTTTTCGTTTGAATGGCCACATAATCAAGCCCTCCGATATGGGCGCAGCAGATCGCCAGCGCCACTGTATTGCATTGCCCGCGCCAGCCATGTCGGTGCACGGTTTACGGATTCCTCAAGTGGTCCAATCTTGTCAGTGAAAGACGTTGTGCCAACGCGCCCCGGATCATCGGCCATGTATTCAGCCAAGCGCCGGAACGCCTCAGAGACCGGCGCAGGCACATCACCAGCGCCGACTTGCGCCGTGATCTTGTAAGTGCCGTCAAAGGGCAGACAGACGCCCAGAGGGCCATCGGACAGCGTTACCGCCTCCCATGCCTCACCCGTCCACAGATCCGCTACGCTGGACGTGACAGGCGTTAGGCGCGGGTGGAATTGATCGCCGCCGTTGCCGATCAGGGTCCAGACGATTTCCCGCTCAGTGAAGCGGTGCGCCGTGTAGCCCTCGATCCTTGCCCAAATCATCGCCGGATCCAGCGCCGCCGCATCATCCGACAGGCCGTAAGGTGCAGCAGGATACGCCGCCGGGACCGCCTCAAATTGCTTTAGAACGTCGATCATCTCACGCCCTCCATCTGTTCAAGGTTCGGTGCAGACCAGTGCCAAGGCCGTCAGGCATAATCACGCCAACAGGCCCCCAATTTCGCGCTTCAACTTGCGCTTCAGGATATGCGGGCCGGGTTACGATCGAGAGTTCGTAAAGCAAGGCTTGCAGCACCGTTCGGATGATCGCATTGTGAGCCCCATTTTCAGGGTCGTGGCCCTCATCTTCGATCTTCTCAGGCTCAGGAACCGCCCGCTTTGGTGGCAAGCGAAACCCTGGACTAATGCCGATCGTCAGACCCGCCGTGATGCCCGCTAAAATATCCTTCACATAGGACACCTCTTGCATCTCAGGCGTTATCGTCGCGGTGAAGGTCAGCGCATCATCACCGTCCACAAGGTCCAAGGTGCCAGCGCCGCGCGATGCCAAAGGCTTGTCAAACGAATGGCCCACCAAAAAATGAATGTCCTCTTTTGGATCATTTACGCGATAGGCAAACGCACGGGATGCAATCGCCTCTTTTCTTGGCCGACCGGAACGGCCCCCATCACTGAGGACCGCCCGTTTGTTATATGGAAACCGACCTTGCAACGACATTGCGCCGGAAGCCCGCTTGCGTAGTTCCAGACCGCCATCTGCAAAGCCGGTCAGCATCTTACTGGATACCCGTCAGGATTTCGAGCTGGACGCCACGCGCAACCGTCACGTCCAATGTGGTCAGTGCCGTCAGGCGCAGTTGCCCAGACTTGGCGTCACTGTATGGATCACGAACTAAATCGACAGCCCCCCACATACCGCAAAACACTGGGGCCACGCCGTTTGTGGTCGTGGTCATAAGCGCCTTGGATCCTACAGGTGGACCGCCTGCCGGTGCAGTGATGCCGTTTGTGGTCAGCAGCACCTTGCCGATCTTAGCAATCAAGCGGTCCCATTCCGAAACAGCCGTGCCGGTGATCAGATCATCATCCATGCCGTCAAAGACTTCAGGACGCAGCAACAAATTGACAGCACCTGGGCCGCTTGCCGCGTTCGCGGTCATAAACCGCACCGCCGCCGCACGGAACGCCGCATAGGATGCCGCCGCATCAATCGCGGTTTCCGTGATCCCATAGGTAGCCGCGCCGGGGAAAATGCCCAAAGGTTCGCCACCCGCACCAGATCCGAGGAAAATGGCCCGATCAACCTCTTGCAAAATAGCCGCGCCCATATCGCGCCGCACCGCCTGTTCAAGACCAGCACCCGCTTGCTTGAGAGCCTTGCGCGTGATATTCATCTGAACGCCCAAAGTGTTGTCAGGCTTCATTGGACGGTCGACAGTTGTGTAAGCCTGAGGCCCCGGCACATCGCCCGTTTCAGATCCAGCCCAACCCGGTTGTGCGCCGCCCGTGGCAACGGGATACTCGATTTCACCCACGCCCACGTTGATCATCCGGCAACCCATCTGAGTTGCACTTGATCCCGCGAATAGGCGTTCAATCGTAGGCATTGTGCGGATAGGGTCAGGCACACCGCCCGCCAAGGTTTCGCCTGCACGGGTTTCCAACGCCTCAAGAGGCACGGGGATGCCTTGGAAACCGCCCGCGTGGCGCAGTTCTTCGACCATCTCAGCGGTAGCACCATCCAGCTTGCGGCCTTCGTCCAGTGCCAAAGCTACTTGGCGCAGTTCAAAGCGCCCTGCCAATTCGCCCCATTCCTTATCAGAACGGCTTTCCAATTCGGCCCCGGCTTCCTTGCGTTCTTCGTCCTCAGAGACAAGCGCCGCACGAAAGCGCGTTTCATTGGTGCGATATTCCGCATCAAGCGTTTCCATAGACCGCGTTTCATCCTCAGACGGGGTTTCTTTGCCGACAAGGCCCGCGAGACTTTGACGGATTTCCGACTGACGCCGTGTAATTTTTAGTGAATCAAGCATGGTTATTCTCCTTATGCTTTTGGGAATTTCGCTGCATGTTGCGCAACAGATCGCGCCATTGCTGGCGCTTTGGGGTTAGAGGCTTATGCCCAACCTCAATTCGGGTTTTCCGAGCATGACAGGGGCCGCAAAGCATCTGTAAATTGCTCAGAGAATAAGATAATTCGGGATGTGTTTTGACGGGCAGAACGTGGTCACATTCAAGCCGCTTGTGAGTGCCACACTGTACACAGGCCCAGCCGTCACGGTCCAAGACTTGCATCCGCAACGCCTTCCATCGTGGGCCGCGTGTGACTTGCCGTGAGTGTCGTTTGTATTCCTGTCTTAACCCCATGCTATGCGCCCTCCCTTGTGGGCTGGACGGCCCATAATTCGAGCGCCCTCAGAGACTGCCAAGACGGACGCGCAGGCCGCATCAATCCGGCCCATAGAGCGGCCCTTCACAATCTTGGAATTGCCCGCCGGATCAATAAACACCGCCGCTTCCCCGATCGCGTGGCGCAGCAGCAGGCTTTCCGAGACGTGCAGTTTGCCGTCAAAGACGAAACGCCGGAACCGCTCAACGTCCTCAGAGCCGTCCTTGAACCCCATGCCGCGCCAGATCACCGGGGCACGGTTGCCGATCTCAGACAGAGCATCACCGATTTCAGATTGCTTGAACCGATCCGCCACGATCGCGGCGATGTGTTCGCCTTCCACATGGCCCAGAACACGGCGCAGCCATTGCGCCAGCGGGACAGTTTTTTGACCCATTAACGCAAGTTCGCCGCGCTTGTGCATCAAGGAATACAGATCACCGACAGCATCAGCCTGCCCACGGGCCTCAAGTGTCGGAACCGTACCAAACGCCCCCCACGCCTCAAGACGCCCCGTCTCAGGCCACAGATAGGCAACGGCACTCATAGAAGCCGATTGCCCTTGATCGAGCCCAATCACAACTTGCCCTTGCCGGGGTGGCAGATCATCGGTTTCACATTGCAGCCACTCATTCAGGTCCAGCAGTGCATCGCGGTTGTCCTCAGCCACACGTTCGTTGCGAGACAGCAGGCGGAACCGCGACAGTGCAGATCCGCCACGGGCCAAGGCCAGCGCCGCGTCCGCTTTCAAGCGCGTCATTGTCGGGCCGATCCCATACTTTGAACCGGGGTTCGCAATCGTCAGACTGTCCACATCATCAACGGGCAAGTTCGGCGTGGGCCGATGTTCTTGGCGGTAAACGCCCGGGGCCTCCCGATCGAGCCAAAGACTAAACGGGTGCATGTCATTGCTTGCCGATGTGGATATGATCAGGGCCTTGCCGTCACGCTTGGAAAGGCCCGTCAGCAGCGCCGCCTCAAGTTCGTCACCCTGAGCAATCGGCCAATGCCCGCGCTCGTCCAAAACGGCCAGCGTGGGACTGGAACCTAGCGCAGACTTGCCGTCAGCAGAGATTGCCTTAATCAGGTGCGGGCCGTTTTCGTCGTCATACTGGATCTCAAAACGGGGCTGGCGTCTAATCGTGATCCGTTCTTGCACGTCCTCAGGCAAAGTCTGGATAAAAGACGCACAATAATTCCAAGCAATTTTGGCCTGCTCTTGAGTTCGGGCCGCAATAATCACTTCCCGTTCTTTGGCGTCAGACCATGCGCCCAGCAATTCACCGGCGCAAAGCATCGCAGAGATTGCGCTTTTGCCGTTGCCCCGTCCGATCGACAGAACGCCCACGTTGATACCGTCAGCAAACGCGCCTTCAATGAAACGGTTTTGATAGGGTGCCAGCTTGATCGCATTGCCCGCCAGACGCCCCGTGGGGACCGTCAGTGACTTGCAGAACCGTTTGACTAGGGCTGATTGCTTCATGGCAACCACCACGTCCAGAGCGGCAGAATGTGTGTGGAATGAAAGCCCCCACCCTCGGTCCCCCCACCGGAAAGAAAAGGGGGCATTGGGACCATATAAGTCATGTGATGAAGCGCTTGTGTCAGATCAACAATCCCTGTCGTTTGTTACAATATAACAGGGGAATAATAGGTAAGCAATACTGACCTATGTTGTTGCGTCTCCTTCTTTGGTGAATGTTGCAAATGCGCCAAGCGCCCGCTCTGCCGTGGCCCGTGGTGTGTCGCCAAGGATGATTGCCCGCGTAGTCCTTGCCCCTTTTGTGTCGATCCTCAGCGAAAAGATAAGCCGTTGTACCGGTAATAAAGTACTATTACCGGTGTGACGGCTTAAGTCTGCGATTGCCTCTTTGCCCTCACGCCGTAGCCATTCCTCAGCCGCGCTAACGGTCTGGAACGTCTCGGGCGCATCCTCAGCAAGCCCTGTCTTAGTCAGCCGCAACACTCCGCTGCGCTGGTTTGCCTCTGCTATCGCTGCCTCAAGTCGGTTTGGAACAAGCTGATCCCATCGCACCAGATCCGACACAGGCAGGCCCGGCACCGGCACTGTCGTGCAGATCACGACCCGCTTGCGCTCGGTTGCGTTCACAAGCCGTAAACGCTCGATCGCCTGTCTTGCCGCCATTTCGCGTGTTTGTATCTGCAAAGCGCGAATGCGGGTGTTAGGGTGGGCCCGTCCAAAGATCCCGAACTGGTCGCCGTCCTCCATTGTTAGCGGCAACACCGCATCCGGCATAAAGCGTTGACCATTGGCGTCCGGTTGAATGAATTGCAGCGGATCGCCTGTATCTCCAAAGAGCGCACGCGCATAATCCTCCAGCGCATCAACGCCGATGTCCTCGCGCCCTATGACAAGAGCCGTGCCAAAGTCTTGCCAGTCATTGCGGCCAAGGCTTGCAGGCCCGAACCATAGCCACCTTGCGCCATGCAATGGTGTTTCCATCATCATCTTGGAAACTACCGTTTCATCCTGTCCGGTGAAGTCGTGGCCCGCATCCTCAAACATGGCCCGCACCGCCTTGCGTGTCGCGATGCACAGAACGCCGCGCCCTTCTACATCGCGCAACACCTCGGCCCGCACCAGCCGCACCAGCTCGCGCCGCACTGTCACCTTTTGCAGCTTGGTGTTGCTAAACGTCCGGTCGGTCAGTTGCACAACATGCGCATTGGGCTTCAGATCCACAGCGACAAGATCCGCACCGGGGTACATGCGTTCCAATATCGGCCCTGTCGCGTCGGCGTCTAGCAACAGCGTTGGCACGTTTGCCGGGGGTTCTTTGAACCATGCCACGCGGATCCCGGTTTCGCCCTTCTTGTTGGTGGTCAGCCACACGCGCTCTGTCGCCTCGATCCCGCGCCGTGCGCAATCTTCCAGAACCGCCCAAAGTGCCGCGTTCCGCTTTGCACCATTTCTGGCCCGTGCCTCTATTTGGTCCAGCCCGGCTGTAAATGTGTTGTCGTCATTGTCAGGTGTGCAGCGCATGTTGATAGGCGCGTTTTCTGCCGCTCTGAACGCTGCAAAGTCGTCTGCGCTATACTTGCCGCCCGCGATGTTGCCGCCCGTCTGTAGCGCCGCATATACAGCCTGCGCCGCGTCTGTAGTATCAACCGCCGTTGCCAGATCGTCGCCCTTTGCCGATCGCGCCGCCGTCCATTCTTGCGGTGTAATGTCGATAACACGGGAAAACTGCCGCCAGATTGTTTCGTCGATAACGCGAAAGCCAGTATCGCGCCCGGATCCATCGCCGGGCAATTCAAGGTATGCGCTGGCCTCAAACCGGGTGACGGGGGTTTCCGGCAAGGCTTTCCATTGCTCCAGATATGCGCATCCTGCGTAATATGGGCATTTTCGTATTGTTCCGAACTCGTCCTTCGCCTCGCACAAAGTCGCCTTAACGATAAGCCCGGCCCGCGCCACGCGCTCGGCCAATTCGTGACGTTTGCACATACGCGCGTCAGATCCGGGCAGTGTTGCCGATCGCCCGCGTGTGACGTGGGCAGGCTTCCCGTTGATTTTCTCATAATCCATCGCCGCTTGCTCGGATAGGGCAAGCGTTGGGGAGTAAACGACTACATCACCGGGCAGTCGTGACAAGTCCGCCGCCTCCAATTCGCGCAGCGCCGCTCCTGTCTTACCCGCGCCGGGTGTCGCTGCCAGCGCCATCACGGGCGGCGTGCCGCCGTCCAGATCGTCAAAGTCCAAAGCCCGCGTGACGAACGCCCTAAGGGTATCTTTAATGCCGTCTCGCGCCTCTTGGATCTCTTGAAATACTGATCCGGCTGGTGCCTCTTCTTCGGCCAAAGGTGTTGCGCCGGACCCTGCAAAACGTCCGTTGGTTTGTCTTGTGAGAGGCCTTAGAATGCCGGCCTCTAGGCCGTTCTTTGCTTGCCGCACCCCGTCCTGGGGGTGTCGATCGTATGCCGCCGCGAATAAAGCCGCCTCGGCGTCCGCCATCGCAATCAGGCCCGCCCCTACTTGCTGCCCTACGAAAAATGATTGAGCGTTGATTATGCTGCTGCCAGTAACGCCCTCGGCATTGCGGATCTTGTAGCAAGCCGCCTCAAGTGTGCCTTTGCCCGTCTCGCTTGTTTCGTCGCTTAGGTTTGGTGCAGCGTATTCTTGTTCCCTGGGTGCCTCGATCCTTGGAACCTGTAGTGCCTTTTCGATGATCGCCGCCGCGTTAAACCGTCTGTCCCAATCCGCCCAGACAAGCCGCGCTCGGTGGGTTTTCCCTTCGGGCAGTGATCCGGGCAGGCGTGTAATTCGTGTGATGTTGCCCGCGCCGGGGTCGCACATACCACCCGCAATGGCGCTGCGTTGAATAGCCTCAATCGTCCGGGGGTCGCGCTCGATCTCAAGGAACAAATAAACCCACTGAAAAGATCCGGGTTTTGTTTCGATGATCGCCGTTGGTTTAACGGGTGGTGCCTCAATCAGTACGCCGTTCTTAACCTCGCCAATGTCATCTAGGACAAAGCCGATCGCGCCCGTCCATCTCTCTTTAGTCCGTCGAAAGTCGTTCACACTTGCGGGCGTATTCCATTCGAACAGGCCGCAGCTAAAATGCGTGTCGTGATCGCGCATGGGACGGAAAGGCCAAGGTCTGGCCCGGTTGTCAAATAAGCCTACCGCAAGGCTTTCCGTGGCCTTTGCCGCATAGAATTTGCGGTCGAACAGGCTTTCAAGAAAGTAGTGCGCATCCGTTTCGGACGGGGGAATAAACCCCGCCGCGTTGCTCTGAATTGTCATGCTCTGCCCTCACGCGGCGGTGAAGGTTTGAACGATCGCCGGTAAATCAGCCCTTTGGACAGCCCAGCGTTGCCCCACGCGCTCTGCCGGGATTTTCCCGGATATGGCAGCATTCCATAGCTGTTGATATGTGATGGTGACGCCATTGGCGTTGATCGCGCGAAGCGCATCGGACAAGGGTAGTTTTTTAGACACAAATTCACTCCTAGTGAATTATGGCCTTGTCAATTTTTACAGCATGTATAGGCTAGTAATTGTATAGATGTGCTGCTTCTTGACAAAGCGGTTACTAATTTAGGCCCGTGATCTGAGGTTCAACCAGATCGCGGGCCGCTCTATTTAGGGGGACTCGTTCCCATATCTATATCTTGCGCAGAACCCTAACATCTTCGCAAGGGTTTGCCTCCAAAGTGTGCAGCTTATGCTCGATAAATTGACCTAAAACATCCACCAACGCCGCTTTTTGGGTGCCATCAGCAACGGCACAAGTTGGTCCAGCCGGTGCCCGCGCTCATCGGCCAGCGCTTCTGCTACTGCCAGATCCAACCTCAAACGCTCATTTTCTTCTTTAAGATCGCCATGTAAGTCACTGGAAAAAGGTGATAATGTATCCGGCAAGGCGTTGCCATCTTTACCGCCCTTCGCCTGATAAACCCTGCCAAGCTCTGCCGTATCAATTTGCCAACCTTTTGCAGTGTCCTTTTCGCCACTAATTTTACCATTTTTAAGGTGTTTTAATAGAGTAGGCCGCGAAACGTCGAAAACCTTTGCAGCAGCACTTATTGATAACTTTGCCATGTTTTTTCATCCCTGTTTTCCGTTGCCGGAAAGGGTAGCAAGCTGTATACGAGTCGCATAGGGACTATTTGCATCGCGGTTTCAACCTTAAGGCGTTGTGTGTCGCATAACGGGTTTTATGTTAAGTCGATTGCCGGGGCGTTGTTCGCGCCATGGTTGCGTGATAGTCACTGGCAAACAGGCGAAATCCCCTAAACCGCTACCCGCATTTGCGCATCGACATAGGCCAGCCGCGCCGTTTCTGACAATTCGGCTTTTGCCCAACCCATAACCTTGATTGCCTCATCTGGCGTCCAAAGGGTAAAGGTTCCCTTGGGAGTGATCACCAGCTTGCAGTCCTCAATGCGCATCGGGCGGCATAGTAGGGTCAAATAAGCCACGATCGTGAACCCGCTGCCCCGCTTAATAGGCGTTGCCAGTATCGCCACATCTACAATCTTTGCGTCAACTTCCATCGCGCTATCCCCTTGCTACCATGTCATAGAAAATGATCGTGCCATCGGGTGCAAACTTGCCCAGATCCGCAATCGTTAAAGTGCCTTCGCTGCACTCGATCCGGTCAGACAGTTTCAAATCAACCTCAGCCGTTGAACAGATCAGGCGGTAATCACCGCTAAAAATGTTTGTGCCGTCGATCCGGTCCATCTCAATCGGAAACACTGCCAAGCGCACGGGATATCGAAAAACAACACTGATCCCCCCGCTTGGGTCAGACGGTCCGCCGCCGGTTGTGACAGATCGCGCGACTTGCGCAGTCTGCCCTCTTTTTTTCAGCATGGATTTCGCTTTGCGGGCCTTCGCGTCATAATATCCCATCGGTTAATCCTTCCAATCCACAAGAGCCAATGCCTGAGCCGGATCAACGCCCGCCTCTTTTGCCATCGCCAATGTCTGCACGATTGCGCCAAGCGCCCGCGCTCGTCCGCCTGCATCAAAGGCCTGCAATGGCCGCATCACGTCCAGCTTTACGGCACTGCCCAGCTTCTCGCTGGCCTCTTGCCCGATCATCGCCGCGACAGGCATAAGCGCCCATTGTGCAAGGTGCCGTTGAGCCTCGCGCACCATTGGCCCGGTGGTCGCGGTATTGCTCAGACCGGGGAGAACACCGAACGCCATTTCTATGCCGGATCTCGCCGCCGCCCATGTCTCGCGCGTCATTGCCTTAGATAGATCCGGCGTCACGTCGCTGGCCTTCCAATCTTGCGCAGGTGCAGGACCACCCGCAGCTTGAACGTTCACACTCTCGCGGATCAGGACGCGCCCGCGTGTACCCCGAAAACCTCGTGCAAAACTTTCCATGTCAGTTTCCGGCGACTCCGGGAACGGCACGATCGACGTGCCAAGCGGTGCGTTAGCGTAAACCTCAGCCAATGCGCTTTCCATCGTTTGCAATAGACCAGCCGTCAGACGCGCCCGCCGCAATGGTGACTGCCCCACGTAGGGCATACCCATATCGCAG